TGGGTCTGCCAATTTTATTTGGGATGGCACTAACGTACAATTGGGGGCGCAAGGCGCTTTGCGTTTTGCTGACGCAGATAGCAGCAACTATGTAGCGTTTAAATCTCCTACAACGGTTGGCACAAACGTAACTTGGACGCTTCCGGGTGCCGATGGGACTTCCTCGCAAGTGTTGTCTACTAATGGATCTGGCACGTTGTCTTGGGTTACTCAGACTGGTGGCGGCGGTAGTCCAAACTTGGACGGAGGGGTACCATCAAGTAATTACGGCGGGATTACCGCAATTGACGGAGGTACGCCATAATGGCCGTTCAGATTCAGCTTAGAAATGGTACTGCCGCGCAATGGACATCGGCCAACCCCACTCTTGCTGTTGGTGAATTGGGTGCTGAGACAGATACGGGCAAGTTTAAGATTGGTACTGGGTCAACGGCTTGGAATAGCCTTGCTTATGCGGCGGTTGGTACTGTTACTTCCGTAGCGCAGTCATTTACCGGCGGTATTGTTTCAGTCGGTGGTACACCAATTTCAACTTCTGGGACTTTGGCCCTGACTGTTGTTGGAACGTCTGGTGGAATTGTTTACTTCTCTGGTTCTAATACTTGGGCATCTAGCGCGGCGTTAGCGGCTAATGCTTTGGTTGTTGGCGGTGGTGCTGGCGCGGCCCCGGCAACGGTTACGACTGGAACTGGGGTTGTTACTGCACTTGGAGTAAATACTGGCTCTGCGGGTGCGTTTGTTGTAAACGGCGGGGCACTTGGTACTCCTTCTAGCGGCACGTTGACTAGCGCAACTGGATTGCCCATAAGTACCGGCGTTTCAGGGTTAGGAACTAACGTTGCTACATTTTTAGCCACACCGTCCAGCGCCAATTTGCTGTCGGCAATGACTGACGATACCGGCACTGGGCTGCTGGTCTTTAATAATACGCCTTCGCTTACCAATCCGACGGTTACAAATTACGTTGAGGCAATAAATGCAATTACGGCTGGAACATCAGCATCAATAAATTTAGCTAGCGGCACATTTGTTACATTCACTATTTCTGGCGGCAATGCAACCATCAATATGCCAACAGCGGTTGCGGGCAAGAGCTTTATTTTAATTCTGACGCAGGACAGCACTCCAAGAACTGTTACATGGACAACGGTTGTGTGGCCCTCTGCGACGGCTCCGACAATTAGTACCGGATCTGGGAAAAAAGACATCTTCTCATTTTTTTCTGATGGTGCGAACTGGTACGGCGCAACGATTGGGCAGAACTACTAATGTTTGCTGCATCTAAATCGGGCCAAGCTATTGCGTCTGCGGACCCATACTTTCCGTATGTCCCGCTGCTATTGGACACAACCAGCACAAACGGCCAACAGAACAACACATTCCAAGATTCCAGCACCAATAATTTTTCAATCACTCGCGGTGGAACTGCAACGCAGGGTTCTGTGACTCCGTATTGGCCTGCTGGATATTGGAGTAACTTTTTTTCATCTAGTTACTTGAGTGTTGCGGACAGTGCGAGTCTTAGGTTTGGGGCTGCAAACTTCACTATTGAAGCATGGGTGTTTCGCACGACATCTGGAGCAACACACACAATTGCTGCCAAAGGTGCGTCAACCCCAACCGGATGGGTTTTACAAGTTAGCTCTGCTGATAAACTTGTTTTTATTGATACGTCAACAAGCATTACTGGCGCTACCAGTCTTGCGGCAAATACTTGGTATTACGTCGCTGTCGTTCGCGCCGGAACTGGTTCAAACCAAACAACTTTATATGTCAACGGAGTGTCCGACGGAACAGGTACATCTGCAACCACGTTTAGCCAAACCGACGCAATGCGTATTGGAACGGACAGAAGCGCGGCAAACGGTTTTGCTGGGTATATTTCTAATCTTAGGTTGTCTAATACAAACCTGACAATTTCATCCACACCGACTACTCCACTAACAGCTTCAGGTAGCACAATTTTTTTATCCTGCGGATACAACCGTTTTGTCGATGGTTCATCTTTAACTAGCGCGATCACTATTGGCGCTGGCACCCCCCGCGTCCAAGCATTCCAGCCGTTCTCACCGACTGCTTCGTACACTACTGCGACGTATGGCGGAAGTGGGTATTTTAATGGGTCAAGCGATTATCTGTCGTTGACCAATTCAGCTTCACTAAACCCCGGAACAGGAAACTTTACATTTGAATGTTGGGTTTATTTTAACGCAATAACTCAAGGAAATATATACGACGGGAGAAACAACGGTATTGCTATAGCATTAGACGCATCCAGTCAATTTTCGTTTGGACAATCAAATGTAGCATTTCTTTTGAATGACACTGTTGCGGCAGTTACAGGACAATGGTATCACATTGCTATATCAAGGTCTGGAACGACACTATCACTATTCAAAAACGGAACAAGAGTAGCAACTGCAACAAACTCTACTAATTTTGTTTCATCTATATCAAATCGCATTGGCTGGAATAGTGTATCAGCCTATCTCAATGGATACGTTTCTAATTTGCGTTTTATTATTGGTGGGACGCCTGTATATGACCCAACACAGACAACAATAACTGTTCCCACATCGCCAGTCAGTGCAAGTGCCACATTACTTGTCAATGGAACCAACGCAGGAATCTACGACGCTGCGGTGCAGAACAATCAAGTCACGGTAGGCGATGCCCAAGCGTCAACCACGCAGTACAAGTGGTCGCCAACAAGCATGAAGTTTGATGGAACCGGCGATTGGTTAACTTCTGTTGATAGCCCACAACTGCAATTATTAAGCGGTGATTTTACAATTGAAGGCTGGGTTTACTTGTCTGCAACGGGTGTTGCTTACGGAATTATTAGTAAAGGCACGGCGTCAACCGGATGGTCTGTTAACGTCACTTCTGGAAACAAACTTCAGTTTAGCTATACGGCGTCAAACTTGGCTGGCGCAACATCTTTGGCCGCTACAACTTGGTATTATTTTGCTGTTGTTCGGTCTGGTAGCGCCACCGGGAACTTGAAAGTTTATCTTAACGGAACAGCAGACGCGACCAGCGGCGGCGCGGTGACGGATAACTTTAACCAGACTAGCATCCTTTATGTTGGCGCGAGCCGTACTGGAACAACCGCACTTAACGGCTATCTCCAAGACGTTCGTATTACCAACGGTTTTGCCCGTACCATCACAACGCCAACCGCAGCATTCCCAACGAGGTAGTCATGCAGCTTGCCAACTCAGAACTCATAATCAAAGACCACACTGAGTGGTTTCCCAATACTTCGTTTGGTGAGCGTGGCCCAAGTCTTGATTGGATTGCTGAAGCAGGGTACTACGTAATTTCTGTGTGGAAACCATACGATCATTCAACGGAAAAGCTAGTATCTGCGGCTCCTCATCTGTATGACGAAATGTGTTGCCTAGTCAATGTTGAGCCACTGACCGCTGAGGAACTTCAGTCACGGATTGATACCCAGTGGCGTGCAATTCGCAGCGCCCGTAACGAACTGCTTAAAGACTCAGACTGGACACAGTTAGAAGATTCCCCGGTAGACAAGGCAAAATGGGCAACCTATCGCCAAGCACTTCGTGATATAACTACGCAACTTGACCCGTTTAAAATAACTTGGCCGACATGAACTCGTTTTTTGGGGGCGAGTTTTTTGCCAGTGATTTTTTTCAGTCTGTATACAACACATTTTTTACTGGACCGTTTTTTAGCGGTGCGTTTTTTGATTCTGTGGTGGTCGGTGCAGACCAATTGTTGATTAAACTTCGGTCATTCACCGAAAGAAGGAGATTTTAAAAATGGCTATTAACCTCAAAGCAATTACTTCGGTAATGGGCTACCAGCAGATCACAAGTCTGAGCTCTGCTACCAAATTGACCGTGCCGAAACGTGATTTGACTGGTTTGGTTGGCACGCCTAGAATTGCAATTATCACCCCCGAAACGCAAACTGTTCGCTGGCGCGACGATGGCGTAGCTCCAACCGCAAGCGTTGGTATGCCGTTGGCCGCTGGTGTTACGCTACAATATGACGGTGATCTGTCGCAAATCCAGTTCATTGAGCAGACTGCCAGCGCCAAATTGAACATCACCTATTATTCTTGAGGGCGAAATGCAAGTCTCTAACGACACAAATTCAGTTGACCCAATTGAATATATTACCAAGCAACTGTCCAAGGATTTGGTGCAATTGCTACAGGTGCGTGACGAACTGGCTGTTCGCCAAGGCGCTTTGTCTGCTGCCCAAGACGCCGTAACTGACCGCGAACGTGCCAAGCAAGAACTTGAAGCAGCTAACGCAGAAGCAGCCGCACTAAAGGATAGCGCGGTTGCTGACCGAGAAGCAGCAAAACAAGAACTTGTTGAAGCAAAAGCAAAAGCCAAAGATTTGAATGCTCAAGCTAAAGCTGCACTTGCTGCTGCGGTAGACCGTGAGACTGCGGTTGAGTTGCGCGAGAAAGTTGTGGCAGATCGTGAATCTTACCAAGTAGTTGCCCAGGCTGAAATTGAAAACCAACAGGCTGAACTAAAAGCCCAGAATGCTGTTCTTGACTCTCGTATCAAAACGTTTCAAGATAAAGTTGCTGCACTTACCGCTTAGGATTTGTTATGGCAAATACCACAATTACGGCATTACCACCAGCGACTACCCCGTTAAACGGAGTTGAAGTTGTCCCAATTGTACAAAATGGGGTAACCAAAAAAGTTGAAGTTAGTGCTATTTCAAACAATAGCGGTAGCGCGGTTGCAGATGGTTGCATTTACCTTTACAACCAAGAAATTAGAAATAATTATGTTATACAGCCAAACAAGGTTGGCGTATCAATAGGCCCAATTACATTTGTTAATGGGGCCACAGTGACTGTTTCTAGTGGTTCTAGTTATATTGTGCTTTGAAAAAAGTTTTATTAAAGCACAAACAATTTACAGGATAAATAATGGCAGCCCTTGTACTATCAGGCAATAATTCTGGATCGGTTACGTTAAACGCCCCAAACGTAGCTGGAACGCAAAGTTATACGTTGCCTACAACATTGCCAGCAGTGTCTGGTTACGTATTAAGCTCAACAAGTGATGGAACAATGTCCTGGGCTGCTGGTGGCGGTGGGGGTGGCGGCGTAACGTCAATTTCTGGAGGAACTACAGGTCTTACTCCAGCCTCTCCGCAAACTGGAGCAGTAGTAATTGCTGGAACGTTGGCAGTTGCAAATGGTGGAACTGGAGTAACAAGTTCTACAGGATCGGGCAGTGTTGTTTTATCAACTAATGCAACACTTACCACACCGACCCTTGGCACTCCAGCTTCGGGGTCATTAGTAAATTGCACAAATATTCCAGTTAATCAAGCAACTGGAAATCTTCCAGTTGCAAATCTTAACGGAGGAACTTCGGCATCTGGAACAACATTTTGGAGGGGGGATGGAAAATGGGCGGTCCCTGCTGGTGCTGGAGGAACTGTAAGTTCAGTAGGGTTGTCTGCTCCCGCAATGTTTACAGTTACTAATAGTCCGGTAACAAGTAGTGGGACATTAACCCTTGCATATTCTGGCACGGCACTTCCAGTTGCTAACGGTGGCACGGGTGTAACAACATCAACCGGAAGCGGGTCGGTTGTGCGTACAACTAACCCAACCTTGACCAATGTAAGTCTTATTGGATTTAGTACCGTTAATAACTTAAATTTTGGCGGTGGTGGTGGTACTGGGGCTAACAACTCCATATTTGGAGAAGGCGCAGGAGGTTCGTTAGATCTTGGCAATAATAATACAGCTATAGGGTCGCAAGCTCTTTTTTCTTGTGCAAATTCATCCTCTAATTCCGCATTTGGATATTTATCGCTTGGCAGTCTTACTGCTGGGCAATCAAATACTGCTTTTGGAACTTCCGCATTAGTAGCATCAACAAATATTACAAATTCTTCTGGTTTTGGAAACGGGGCCGCAGTTACAGGCAACAACCAAGTTCAGCTTGGAGATTCTTCTACTACAACATACGTCTACGGTACGGTTCAGAACCGCTCAGATATTCGAGATAAAACAGATGTTCGTGATACTCAACTTGGCCTTGGGTTTATTAACGCTTTACGCCCTGTTGATTACAAATGGGATATGCGGGATGATTACAAGCCAGCAATGCCAGAAGATCTTACTGACAAAGAAGCAATGGCAGCGTGGCGAGAAGCCTGTGATCTGTCAAACATCACATCTGACGGCAGCAAAAAACGCAATCGATTTCATCATGGTTTGATTGCACAAGAAGTCAAAGCGGTTCTCGACGCTCAGGGTATTGACTTTGGTGGGTATCAGGATCACAAAGTTAAAGGCGGTCAGGATGTTATGTCTATCGGATATGAAGAACTGGTTGCGCCACTTATTAAAGCGGTGCAAGAACTAACTGCCCGTGTAAAAGAGTTAGAAGCCAAAACTGCTTAATGACTTTCTTGTTCAACCAATGTAATATAACCGTACCGGCGCGGATCACCGGGGAATCTCAGGATTCAAAATGTCCGAAGAAGTAGCGATTGAAGCGGAAGTAGCGCCCGCGCCGGAACTGGA